CTGTTTGATTGCCTGTTTGTATCGTAGCTAAGAAATTATTTGTCAATTCAGCTAAAATTGGTGAGGACATTTGATCCATCATCATTTGTAATTCTTGTTGTAATTGTTGAGCTTCCTCAGGTGTAACTTGTTGCATTTGCTGTTGCAACGCACCAATTCTTTGTTGCATTTCTGGTTGCATTTGCTCTGAAGCAATCTGACCAGATAAAAATTGTAGATGCTGCATCACATGAGAAATAATCAAAGACTGTATTTGTGGATTTTCTTGCACCACATTTGTTTGAAATAAACTGGCGTGAGCTTGTATATGTGCTTCATGGTTCTGTTGTGGAAAAGCCTGAGCTGGCTGACCTAATAAGAAACCAGAATTTTCTAAGCCAGCATCTACTGGTTTGGGTGTCATATCAGGTGGTGGTTGTAATAAACTTTCTACATTATCAATACCTAAAGCACCATACATACGTTTATAGGCTTCATAAATACCTAATGGTCCATGTATATCTGGGTTAGATTGAACCATTTGCAACAATTCTTGTGCCAAAGTAATGCGTTGACTTTGGCTAAAAATGTTGGGATCAGACACAGGTACAATATCAATTCTGTCATCAAAATCTGTTTGTTTGATTTCTCTAGGTGCTGTTCCTGTATCGTAATCATAAGTTGGTGGTAAAAATTCCGAAAAGACTGTTGCTAACAAATTAAACTCAAGGCGTTGGCTATAATGCAATCTCTTATGAATAGCAGACATAACTTTGGTTCCACGCTCTAGCAAAGCTATTGTTGTTCCGACTGGAGCATTCTGATTACCATCGCCTATATTAGAGTCAGATATTGAAGCAAATCGTTTACCTGAATCTATCAATAAGCCAAGTAATTGCATCAATACATTACTTGGTTCTTTGATTGGCAATGGGATTAAATTTTCTCTCAATGAACCACCAGTAGTGTCTATGTCTCTAAATTCACCCGGTTGTAGTGGTTCTGCTTCATCTCTAATTCTCATACCTCTGGCTTTAAAACCAGCTGGTAAGTTGCTTAAAGTACCAGCATCAATGAGTTGTCTAAGGATAGATGTTGAGGCTTTAGATAAACCACCAATCATATGTGACAGACCTAGACCATAAAAACCTAAGCCGGGTAAAAACTTGTATTGCACAAAATAATTGATTTTGTTTTTATCTGGATCTTCAGGACTATAGTTTCTGCGAATAGCTAAAACTTTATTAGCTGATTCATCCAAGGTGACAATATAAGGTAATTTTAATCCAGTTGGCTCGCCATCTTCACCAATATCTTCATAACCTTCTATGTCTAATATGGTATGGACTTCGTAAATTGTGCGATTTCTATCTTCAGTATATGAAGGTGTTACCCCTTGTATACTGTCAATTTCATCTTGAATATCATCAGAATCCTCATAAGAATCATCTGGAATTTCAATATCTGCATAGAAACCAGACAGTTGTTGTTTTTTTATTTCATTACGAGACATGCTAATAACATGGGTAATTCTTTCAGCAGTAGACATATCAGGTGCTTCGTAAGGCACTATCATATCTTCAGGTGGGATAAACTTAGAAACAGCACGTTTTAAAGAAAAATCATAATATATTTTTTTGAACGCAGAGCCAGCTAATGGTAAGTAAAATAACATTTGATCTAGTTCTGGATCATATTCTTTCATTACATTCATAATGTAATAATTCATAAATTCTTGAACGCGATCAGCTTGACTTTCAGTTTCAGCACTACGCATACCAATTATTTGGGTTTTTACTGGTCCTTTCGCTGGTAACAATTCCTTATATGCCTGAGCTTGGAATTGAGTTACTGCCTCGGCTAATATTGGGTGAACTACACCAGAAGAACCTTGGAATGGTTGTGAGCGTGTTTCGTCAAACTTCATACCAAGATATTTTAATCCATCTGTGTAAGTTTTTTCCCACTCTGAACGTGACTCCAGATCACCTTGAATGGAATCTATGAGGTCACTTGAGAGTCTTGTTAAATCTGTTGGATCTAAATTTTCTGCTATATTTGCGTAAAAATCATCTTCATTGTTGGATTCTTCTGCTTCTTGGTTCATTTCATCTTCAGTGAATAAACCTTCTTCAGTAATTAATATATTAGCTGCTTCGTTAATTTGTTCTTCACGACTTTGATCTGGAATAATTTCCATTTCACTACCAGTTTCAATAATATCTGGATTATTTTCTGTGCCTAAAACTCTTTCAACTGCCATAATAATTCCTAATGATAAACTGTATTTTCATGTGGTTCCAAAGAATCTAAATTGTATAAATCTTCTTCAGTAAACTCCAATTGACCTTCAAGCGTTAAACCTTGAATATCGCACAACAATTGTGCTTTTTTCTTTGAAGATGCAAAAATATTTGGTCCAGCATATTCTTCATCTTCAAATACAAATGATGTAATCCAAATCTTCATACTAATAATATACTGTTCTGCCCTTTTTTAATAGTTTGACCTCATCTTGATAATCTTGATTCAAACTTAAGAAACCGCCTTGTCTAAATCTCATGAGCGCCATAGTCATGCTATCTACATAATCATCGTGATCTCCATATGGAAATGAAGCGCATTCTTCTCTCACTTCATCAGCAAATGGCTCATCTGGCAACCAAACCATTCCAGACTCAAAAATTGGTGCAACACTGTTCATTCTTGCTACTTTATCTTGACCTCTTGATGGAGTGTAAGCAGTAACTGGTATGCCCATTCTCCTTAATTCTTGTGTCAAGGGCGTTCCAGATGCCTTTGCCTCAATCAAAACGCAATCTGGTTCCCAATACTTATATTCATCCCATGCTAACCTTTTAAGCTCAGGAAAATCAACTCTGACTCTTTTTGCATCTAGTAAAATAATATTAGGTTGACCATCTGCTTCATGCTCAAAAATAGCCCAAGTGGTAATAGCTGAGTAATCTGCGGTTTCTTTTTTAGAAAATGCAGTATCATAGCTTTGAATAACATAGTTGTAAGCTGGCACTGTGTCACCTTCCCATTCTTGCCACCATTCACGTTTGACGATAGAACCTTCTTCTGATGTGGGATTTTGCATCCACTGGGCATTCCATTTAGCTACTGGCAATGAGGCTTTCACACTTAATAATTCTTCTTTTTTCCAATATTCAGACCACAGAGGATTGTCAGTTTCTGGCATAATTGCTGGAAATTCGACTACTTCCCACTTATCTGCATATTCATCTGTTTGTTTTTTCAATAACCTACCAACCAAATCTTTGGTACTCCAGCGTGTCATTACTATAATAATGATCCCACCGGGTTGTAATCGCTGTCTAGGACCAGATGTGTACCATTCATAGGCAGATTCCATTGATTTTGGCGAAAGGGCATCTTGCTCTGAGTGCGGATCATCAATGATAAGCAAATCAGCACCACGACCTGTAATCGCACCACCTACGCCAGCGTAAAACGATTCTCCTTCTTGGTTGGTAGTCCATCTACCAGCTGATTTGTTATCTGCTTGTAGCCTTAAATTTGGAAAAATTTGCTTATAATCCTCACTATCAATCAAATTTCTTACCTTACGACCAAAGCGAACAGCTAATTCAGCGGTATGCGTACATTGAATTATTTTTAATGCACCATTTAAACCCATCATCCAAGCTGGTAAATAGGTGCTGGCAAACTCTGATTTTGAGTGTCTAGGTGGCAAACAAACTATTAATCTTTTAAGTTTACCTGTGGCTATGCGATTAAATTTTTCTGCAATTATTTTGTGATGCCTTCCCATAATGAAAGTATCACCCCACATGTATTTGACAAACTTTAGAAAATCATCGTGACATTCAGCTTGTTTATCAATTTGTTCATAACGATTAAGCAAAGACACTGCTTCATCTTTCTCAGCTTGAGAGAGAATATCAAAGTCTTTTATAGATACATTTTGCATGATTAATATTCAGGCGTGGTAGCTAGATAGTGACAATATGGTACTACCACGCCCTAAGCTGAAATGGATAACAGCCTATGGATAGTATAAATGAGTAATCACACATCATGCCATTCTTTTCCTTGAAATAATAAAGATTCAGCTTCACGCCTTCTAATCAAACCATCCAGAACTTTGCCACCAGCTTTGTTCCATCTTTTAAATTGTGTTGGTATTTCATCGTATTTTTCTAGGTTTAATAACCGCAAAAGTGTTGATTCACCTAAGTTTTTTGGTCCTAAATTGAACGTAAACGCAACCAGAGCATCAAATTGAGTTGGTGTAATCTCTACTGTGACTAAATCATTCACATAATTCTCAAATTCTACCAAATCCTCAGCTAACATAGATTCAGCTTCTTCTTGGGTACAAGAATCGCCATCTTTTACGTTTGCTGTGTGTCCATACCCTAAAGTGGGTACATCAGCAGCACATCTATAGCTTTCTGTGCGACAACCTTCAAATTTTTTAATTAACTCAATGCCTTCTTGA